GGTGTGCGCCGGATCCACGCCGTTAGCTTTACTGAAGAATATCTGGTCGCCGATCTTCGGCTCGTGGTACCATCTGTCCATCTTCTGGTACTGAATGATAGCGTCGTCTACCAGGCTGTCGTATATGCCGTGGTTCTTCATCTTGGCGGCCGCAGGCTCGCCGTACGCCTTTATAAAGCACCAGTCGACGAATGTGGCGCACCAGGCGCCGTACTGCACGTAGACGGCGAACCAGTCCAGCTGATCGAGCTCGTATGCGTACTTGGTCACATTGTCGTGGCCGGCTCCGTCGATCTTGTACCAGATGCAGGCCGGGTTCCGCATGTAGGCGTCCCGGCTCTTTTCTAAATAGCCAACCTCGCCGATCGCGATGTCAACGACTTTACGTGGATCCATATTTATCCCACCCCTGCGGATAGGCTGACGGCGCGAAGACGTTGTTGTCTATCTTGCTGACGTAGATCTCGCCGTCTTCGGTGCAGCAGTCACCGGTCATGTACGGGCTCGTCGACAGGGCGATGAACGGCAGAGCCTTCGCCGGGTCTTTTGACCACTTGAAGCCCCACTGCGCCGGCAGCTCCTCCGGCTCCTGCGTGTATATCGTGCTGTCGTAGGGCTGCAGCAGCCTCACAATGCGCCCGGCAGACGAGCGGCATGTGAACCCGGCCGTGCGCTGCAGCATGTTCCTGCGCTCGCAGGCGGCCTTAAAATCGGGTATATAGTCCTCGCTCTCGTAGAGCTCGGTGCCGGTCATCTCGCCGGCCTTCGTCTGGATGCCTTCGGCGATGTTCTTGCCGTAGCGCCGCATGACGTCGAGGACGTATTCTCTGTTATTCAACATCATTCACCCCGTTCCTGATGGCCTCGGCCAGCTCGTCCCAGACGGAGCCCTCCGGCTCCGGTTCGGGCTCCGGTTCCGGTTCGGGCACGGTGCCCGCCGTCATGGCGGCGACGGTGCCCTCCTCGACGATGATGTTTACGAAGGGAAAGGTCGCCGGTAGCTCCAGCTCGTCCGGTATGACCGCCCAGCCTTCCGGGATCCCGACGGCAGCTTCGGCCGCCTGGTTCCTGTGGGCCCCGTTTTCAAGGGCTTCGATCTCGATGATCCTCATTTATTCCACCCCCAGGGCGATGTAGTAATACGTCTGGCCGCTCGTGTTCATCTGCGCCTTTGCGCGGGTCGACGTGCTCGTGGTCGTGCTGGTCGTGATCCAGGACAGCGTTTTGTCGTTCAGGCTCACCACGTTGTTCGTGGCCGCCGTGTTCGGGTTCTGCCACATAAAGCCGTCGCCCTGCGAGGTCGCGAAGGACCCGCCCGCCTGGACGATTATCACAAGCCGCGGCTTATATGAGAACGTCAGCGAGTTGGCCGTTCCGGATCCGCCGGAGCCGGCCGTGCCGGTGCCGGTATACGAGCCCGTCTCCACGTGGACGAGGCTGCTTGCTCCCAGCCCGGACAGCACCGTTGCCAGGGCCGTCAGCGCCTCCGTCGGGAGGTCGGGTGTCGTGCCTGTGAGAGCCGCGATCGCGGACGCGGTGTCGTCGGTGAGGAATGTCGCCTTGTTCAGCGGAGTGCCTGTCACCGTCGGGTCGTCCGCACGCGTGAAGTCGTAGGTGTTCGTCTGTCCCGCGACGGGAGTGAGCACCCACCTGTTCGGATGGTTAGCTATTCTATCCTGCATTATGCCTCACCTTCACCAGAGTAAATTTCGCCAGAGTAGTTGACCGCCAGTGCCGAGCGGATGAGTCCCATCCTTTCTGCTATCAGCAGGGCGAGTGCCGTGTGGATGTCTATGAGCACCTGCTCGATGCCGTTCGCTCCTGAATAGTCGAGCCTGTCCATCGAGTCGGGCAGCCATGCCGCCGAGGCGTTCGGGATCGCGGCCTTGATGAGCACCACATTGTTGAGATACCTCGCCATTTGTGTCGTAGACGGTTTGCTCTCGTCGTTCCAATCGGTCTTTGTCGTGAGTGAATAGGACGACGGGTCATAAGGAAGGGCGAACGCGGCGCTCCATGCCACCCCGAGGGATGTCGCGTATGCCCGCAGGTCGGTGTCCGCCTGTACTAATTCGCCCGAGACATAACCGACCGCTGTCTCGACTCTGTTCCAATCGGTATAGTTATATGCACCTCTTTGGACGGATGCCTGTGAGTACAGTTGCTCGTCCGTGCTGTCCTGTAACCAGATGCCGTTGATGTCCTCGAGCGGGAATATACCGTCGTCGTACTCTTCCCGCTCTTCCGCCGTCATGCCTTGCCAAGTCTTTTTTATTAACTCTTTCAGCCTGACGACATCAGACTCCATCCTGTCGGTGATAAGCTCGTCTATAATCATCTGCTCACCCACGCATTATTCCCGATACACTTCAACTTCAAACTGTTGTATGCCGTTGTGATTGTTTTATTGGATGTCGCTCCGTTCAGAGTTACCCCCGAAGCGGGTGATATTGTAACAGTTGAAGTACCCGTCCGCATGACTTCTATTTCCGTTCCAATGTCTATCCCCGTGGGAATTGTGATAGTTGTCGCACCCGTCACCAGTAACAGACAGGAATAATCATCTTTCGTTATCGTGTGCGCTGATGAATATTCCTTTATCGGTGCTGTCGCCTGTGATGGGTCAAGTTTGCCGATTGCATCCAAGGTAGCGAAGTCTGCGGGGAATGATACCTCCACATCACCGCTGTCCGCCCATATATTGTTGATACCTAACAGGGATGTAATATTGGGGATTTCTGCAAGGTCATATTCAACAGGTGTTGCTATTTCATAGTAAAGGTATACACCGCTTAATGCCGTCTTTACCTGTGCTGTTGTGTAGTTGACAAAATCGGTATTCCGAATGCCAAACCAACTCGAACTTCCCTCAAACCAAAACGAGTGGTCTGCCCTTTGATCATCTTCACGATAACTTGCACTAACGCCCTTATACGCTTCCATCATTGCGTTCATCGGTGTATTGCTGTTCGGTGGACGCTTAAGGTTTGGAACAATTGTGGCATTAAGCACCCAAAAGATACCCAACTGTGGATTGGTAGTGCTCCAGTTAATAGAACCCAAGTCAAGTGCGTGCCATGTCTTAACAATCTTCCCCCGTGTTAAATCAACATATCCACCGTAATATGTTGAACCTAGAGAGATGTTTGTTGTGTTGCCTGTGTAAGGTTCGTATGAGGTGGCGGTGGAACCGACTTCTAGTTGGAAGTTCTTAACGTACATATCGCGGTTATTGCTTTTCAAGAATGTTATGCCAATAACCGTTTTGTCCAGCGCAGATACCGCGCTCAAATGCGTCCATGTGGTAGAGTTGCATTCAATAGGATATTGCACGGTGCCGTCTGAATAGACAAACTGAAAATATCCCGCCCGTCCAGACGCTCCATAATAATCCAAAGACATAACTGCACGACTAGTAGGCGGTATGCTTAATGTTTCCCCGCTTATATTTTCCGAAGCACCCTTTAAAGACCCATCGGTTTGGAGAGTAAAACTGTTATCTGTAAAGTATGTCGGATTCCACAGATTTTTCCCCGTATTAAATACATTAACACTAGACCATCCGCTTATTGCACGAACATTGGATGGCGAAGGGTCACCGCTCCCCGCCTGTTTAGGAAGTATGTTTGCGATGACATCAACGGGCATCCCGCTTCGGTTTCTCTTGAAAGTGGCGATTGCTCCGCCGATGGATACATCGTTGCCGAAAGGATTGCCCGCAAGTGTGTTGACTTCGTTTATTGCGGAAACAAGGGATGATTTATCTGCTGTGGTAAGGTTAGAGAGCGAACCCGTGTTAGCCGCGGCGATGGCCTTTGCGAGCGCCGCGTTAATCTCCTGTATTGAATAATTGAGTCGTGCCATGTCGTCACCTCGTGTAGAATATGAGACAGCATCCCGAACCGCCGTTGCCTCCGTTTTTGCCATTTGTGGGAAATTTTGCGACTATTGCCTTCTCCTGATCCATGCCTCCAGCCGGATCAAAGCCATTGAGCCGCATGATCCTCTCGACCACTTCCGGCGGCAGTTCATAGCTCGGCACCACGTCTTTCGGCGTAAGCCAAACGACGACAGCCTCACCGCCGCCGTCTCCGCCCGCACCGCCGAAGCCCGTGTTCGGTTTGCCGTTCTTGCCGTTCTCGCCGTCTCTCTGCCCTGTGAGGCCGTTCTGGCCATCCAGGGCGAAGATCATGTTCGTCAGCAGGTCAGCATACCCCGCCGGCATCCGGACGCCGTCAGCGGACGTATACGTCGCAGAGAAGGTGGCCGCGGTCGGCGATCCGGCCGCGCCCGCTGCGCCCTTATTGTCCGCAGGTTTGGGCCTGTACGACCACTTGCCGCCCTTGCCGCCGGCCCCGCCTGCACCGATGGACACCGAGAACTGCTGACCGTCGTTTATTTCGAGCGGTATCGTGTAGACCTTGCCGCCCTTGCCTCCGGCTCCACCGGCTCCGGAGTCTTTGTTTGCGGACAGATAGTACAGGGTCGCACCGTCTCCTCCGTCGCCTCCGTCGCCGCCGCCGATCAGGACCAGCGTGCACTCGGTCACGCCTGCCGGCATCTGATAGCTGCCGCTCTCGTTGATGACGATGACGTCTGTGTAAAGGGTACCGCCGTTAGCCTGGAGGCATTTGAGCGGCACGTTCGTCATGACGCCGTTGTCCAGCGTCAGCTGCTGCTCGAAGATCCTGGCCGAGACGTTGACGCCCGGTATCACTTCAACGGACACCATGTCGCCGACCTCGCGGCTCATGTCGCCGCGGGCCCGGAGCTCCAGCACGTCGCCGCCGTACTGCGTCAGAATGACCTGCGCGGCCATGGCTGCGTCGTTCGCGGTGGTTATGAACGGGTTCTTGACGTTGACCGTCGTGTCGCTGGCCTCCGCCGTGCCGGGTACGTTGTACAGTGTGCCGTTAATATCGAAAGACAGGAACGCGATATCGGTGTTGGCTCTGCTGTTGGCCACCGTGTTCTGCATCCTCATGGTGACGTAGTCCTGCGTCGTGTTGTTCAGTGCCTTTATATGCAGATAGCCCGTCACCGGATCGGAGACGGGGAAAGTGTTCGACGCCTGGCAGATAAAGCGGAGAAGATCGCCGCAGGTTATCTCGTCCAGATCTGACGAGCTGCAGGTGAGCGCCGTGCTGCCGAGGTCGCCGTCGATGGTATAGTGGCCTTCGAAGGTAGCGCCCAGCTGCCCGACGATCTCCGCGACCCAGCCGGCCAGCGTCGTCGGCTGCGTGCCGGCAAGCTCAAATTTGCGGTCCGCCAGCAGGCCGATGATGTCGATGAGATCCCACTGGATGGTGAGCCCGTCGTTCTGGAGCTGCCAGCCGAGGTTCTGCTGATAGTACACGCCGATGGCCACATACTCGGCCGAGTCGCCGGTCTGTACGCCGAGAAACAGCGGGACCGGCTGCCTGGCCACCACGCTCTTGAATACGCCGGCTTTATTCGCCGGGTCGAAACGCTTCGACGTGTTGTCGATAGTGATCGACGCGGACGCGTACGGGATAGTAAGGTTCGAGAAGTCGGCCTTCTGGATCACGTCCAGACGGAATATCGTCTCACCGCCCCATACTTCCACGAAGCCCGGCAGGAACTCGACAAACCTGAAATAACGGTTCGGCAGGCTCCACTCGGTGACGGTGAGCACGAGCTTCGTCGGCTGCGTAACGGTGAAGCCCTCGAAGTAATACTCGCCCGCCTCCGGTTCCGCCGTGCCGGAGTAGAGCAGGCTCGAGCCGGAGTAGATGTCCAGCGAGAGCCCCACCGGATAGCCGTCCGCCAGGACGCCCGTCGGGGCGACCGTCACGACCTGGAGCGTCTCGACGCCGCTGATGTCGATCTCGAGTGATTTGTTCAGGCTGCAGTCGGCTCCGGACAGTGTGTCGCCGATCACGCCCTGCTCGCCTCCGCGGGCGAGCGGGTCATCGGGGAAAATGGAGAAGGACCCGTCCAGGAGCCACCGGTTATGCTCGCCTGTCGCGTAGACCTCGCCGGAGTAGCCGGCGTCGCGGTCGTACAGCTGGTCCGGGAACGAGTAGCTCGCGTCGTAGTCGCCGGCGACGGCCGACACGTCCAGGTCCGGATCCGCCAGGTCGATGACGGCCTTCGGCACGATCTTCCGGGTCGGTGCGTTTATAGCGTCTTTATACGCCTGCGACGTCGTCTGCAATCGTCTCGACCCCCTCCAGCTCGAAGGCTATGTTGTGCCAGCGCCCCTCGGCCGCCTCGCCGAAGCCCTTCGAAAAGGCGAAGGTCGGCTGCGGGAAGGACGTACAGCGGAAAAGGCCGGACCCCGTCGTCCCGTCCGGGAGAAGGAAGCCGACCTGGACCTCGTTGCCCGCCCGGAGATCCGTCAGGCATTTATTCAGTAAAAACGGCGTGAAGTAGTCGTACTCGTAGCGGATCTTGTAGATCTGGCCGCGCTTCTCGAAGACGAGATTGCCGCCCGCCATGCGGAGCATCTGGCCGAGATCCTCTTTCCAGACGATGTACTTGTCGCCGCTTGTTTCGGGATAGGTCGTACCGTTTATTACGAGCTGTACCATACTTATCCCCCTTTAAAAGTCGTTTACGATGATCGGGTTCTGGGCGTTCACAAGGCGGAAGTCCTGCAGGGTCGCCCGATAGAACTCGCGGCCGTTGACGTTGAACACGATATTCAGATCGCCGTTGCCGTTGTAGCTCATCAGCGAGCCGAGGGCGTTCACGCCGTCCGCCATGGCCGACGTCAGACCCGTGCCGCGCATGGCGCTCACGACGCCCGCGTTGGCCGAGGATCCCGGCAGCAGCGAGCTCATGGATCCGTTTATATCTCCGGCCACGTTTTTAAACTCTTTGTCCCACCCGACGGCCAGCCCGGCGGCCATCTGTTCGCCGATGGTCGAGAAGACCTTCGACGGACTCGCGATCCCTAGGAACCGCTTCACGCTGGAGACGACGTCGCCGAAGAACCCGGTGATCTTATTTATGAGCCACTGCGTCATGTTCTTGATGCCGTTCCAGATGCCCTCGATTATGTTGCGCCCGAGGTCCTTAAAGAACTGCGGGGCATTTATGAAGAAATTCTTGATATTTTCCCACGCGGTGCTGACCCACTCGACCACGTCGTTGACCGCGTTGTTTATCCAGTTTATGACGTCGTTCCAGGCTTTGATGCACCAGTTGCGGAAGTCCTCGTTCGTGTTCCACAGCACGACGACGGCCGCCACGAGTGCGGAGAGCGCCGCGATCACGATGCCGATCGGGTTGGCGCTCATGACCACGTTCAAGGCCGCCTGCGCTATCGAGGCGCCCTCGTTGGCCAGCTGGAACGCTTTGATCGCTTCGACCAGGCTCATGATCAGGCCGGTCACCTCGAACGCCACGAAGCCGGCGGCAATGGCTGCCAGCACGGTGACGATCGCGTCGCCGTTCTCGGAGACGAACTCGAAGAACGTCTTGATGCCGTCCGCCACGTTTTTTATCTTCTGACCGACGGCGTCCCAGTCGACCGACTGCGCCCACGCCGTGAACTTCCCGGTGAGGTCCTCCACGATCGGCGCGAGGGCCGTGCCGAGCTGGTTCTTGATAGAGTCGGTCAGCAGGTGCAGCTTGTCGAAGGACGTCTGCACGTTGCCTAGCGACTGCAGTGTCTCGCCGTCGAGGACGTAGCCCATTTTGTGGGCCTCTTCGGCGTAGGCTGCGATCGTATCGGCCCCGGCGTTTATCAGCGGGTTGAGAGCCTGGGCCGATTTGCCGAAAAGCTGCATAGCCATGGCGTCCCGCTCGGTCTCGTTGGAGATCTCGCCGAGGGCGCCGATGACTTCCATGAACACGTCCTGGTTGTCCCGGAGCGTGCCGTCGCTGTTAGTTATCTGGACGCCCAGCTTTTTGAAGGCGTCAGCTGCCGTCCCGGTGCCCTTTTTGGCTGTGTTCATATTGGTGGTCAGCTTGGTCAGCGAGCCGGTGATCGTGGAGAGCTCGGTGTCGACCAGGTTGGCCATGTACTGAAACTCCTGCAGCTCATCAGTTGACAGCCCGGTCGTGTCTGACAGCGTCAGCATGTCGTCCGCGTAGGCGGCCGAGTCGACCACGACGTCCTTCAGCGCCTGACCGGCCTTTTTGATGCCGTTGGCCAGGGCCTCGACGCCTTTCATGATGACGTCGCCCAGGACGTTGGCCTTGAGGACGTCCGCGAAGGACGCGGCCTGCTTGCCGGCGTCGTCAAACTCTTTGCCGACCCGGTCCGTCTCGTCGCCGAGATCGTCCATGGCCTGCGTGTTCTTTTCGATCTGTGCCTGGGCCGTGGCGATGGCAGCCTTCGTCTCGTTGACGGCCTGCTGCCATTTCATGGTCTTTTCGTCGGCTTCGCCGTACTCGTCGGCGCTCGCTTTGAGGGCCTTCTGCTGCAGCTCGAGCTTGTCGTTCAATGTCAGCACGGTCTTCTCGAGCGTCTCGTTCTTTTTGGTCAGCGCCTCTTCGGACTTTTCGTTATTTGTGAACTCGGCAGTGACGAGCTTCATCTCGGACCCGAGCGTCTTCAGCGACTGATTGACGTTCTTCAGCTGGTCCCGGAACTCTTTCTCGCCGTCGATGCCTATTTTCGGCCCTATATCAACAGCCATTTCCTCACCTCACGTGCTGCATCTGCTCAAACAGCGACCCGGTGGGCCGCTTCCGCTCTTTTGCACCGTGGAAGATCTGATAGCATGCTATCTGATCCAGAACGACGCCCAGCGGTAAATGGGACACCTCGGCGCGGGTAAATCCGGCGAGATGTCCCATGTAATACACCCACGCCGAAGCTAATTCTCCGGCGTGGCCACTGCGTTTTTTTCGGCTACCTCCACCTCGCGGTCGTTTCCGGCCTTCATGGCGCGGAAGATCGCGGTCACCGCTTCCGGATCCGAGAGGTCGATGACGTCCGCAGCCCTGCAGGGCAGGGGAGGCGGACACTCGATGCCGGCCACGCTGCAATACTTCTGTCCGGCCTCCAGGAGCACGTCCAGGATCTTTGTGATGGCCTTGACAGAATTTTCACCCATAGCGCTCTGCATGTTCTCGAGGCTGCCAAACTCTTCGGTCAGCTTCTCGGTCGCTGACAGCGAAAAGCAGAGCGGGTAATCTTTGCCCAAAAGGTTGATATATGAGATCTTCATGCGTTCCCTCCTCTAAAAACGCACCGATCAGGTGGTAGCAGCGCTGGCTGCGAACTTGTCGGTGATGAACTGGATCGCGGCCGCCTGGGACGGGAACACGCGGGTCATGAACCACGGGTTCGTGCCGTCGCCTTCCTTGCCGATGACGGTGCCCACGATCTCGGGCGTCTGCCACTCGATCTGGTCGCCCATCGTCTGTGCCTCGATCGTCGGGAAGTTGAAACTGACGTTGCGGAAGAGGACGACCTCGTGCTTGTTGCGGTCGTTGTTCTCCTGGCACCATCTGATGAACGCCACGCCGACGGGAGCGCTCTGCTCGTCGCCGGAATAGTCGAAGCCGCTGCCGACGACGGTCGTGCCGGCTACGGTGACGTTGCTGGTCTTCAGCGTGAGACCATAGAGGTCCGCGGCTGCCGCCTGGGAAAGACGGTCAAGCGTCAGGTTCAGCGTGCCGCCGGAGCCGGAATGTCCGTCTTTTTCGGCGATGCCGTTGTTGGCCCACAAGGGGTTATCGTTCGGCTCGGTCTGTTCAAACGAAGCGCTGATTGCCTTGCCCATCTGCTGGACGCCCGCGTAACCGGTGACGACGCCATCAGCGACGGTTGCTTTGGAATAATAAACACCATAGAGGCCTATGCCTGCCATTTGTGTCACTCCTTACTTCATGTACTCTTTGATCTTATCGTTTAGAGCTTTCTCTATTGAAAACTCGGCGGCCTTTTTGACTCTGTTGACCGCCGGCCGGATGAACGGCCGCTTCAAGTGCGTTGAGTTTCCGCTTTCCAGAACACGTGCCTTGATAGGGTTAGGCACGCCTTTTCTGTCGTAGCCGGGAAAATAAACGCCCGTATGAATAAAGCCGTCCTGGTTTTTAAAGTTGTACAGGGCCACGCACTCGCGCAGGTCTCCGGAGTCGACGGGTGTGTTGGCTTTTATGGCGTCTATCACCAGACCGGCAGCGTCGTAAACAGCGTATTTACAGATGCCTTCGATGTTGACGCCGAGATCTGTAAGCCGGGCGCGGTATTCACCGAGCCCCTCGAACTCTATCTTCGCCATCAGACTTGAAACACCCACTCGTAATGCACGTAGCCGGTCTCCTCCTCGAACTGTATCGAGTTGAGGTACCAGGCTATCTTCCCGTTGTTGAGAGCCGTCTCGATCGTCGTCTGCGGCGTTCCGGAGCCGTCTCGGGTGTAGTAGTCCACCGTGCCCTCGACGGCCTTCTCCGCGTGGATGTCGTCGCCGTAAAGGTCGTTGGCTCCGTCCTCGGCGTAGACGCCGTGGTCGCCCAGAAGCTCTTTTGCGCCCTTGGCCCATGCGAAGTGCGCGAAGGGCAGCTGCGTCGCGTCGAGTGCGTCTTTAAGTGTTTGCAGTGCCACTCGTCGTCGCCTCCTCTGTCGTCGCCACGGGCGCGATCTCTTCGCAGGTGAGCTCGATCGAGAGCCCGTCCGTGTAGGTCCGGACCAGGCGGTAATACTTCGAGCCCCACCGGAGGATCCGCTCGTCGTCGTAGTCTGCCTCGTCGGCCAGAACGAAGACGACGGACGGCTCCAGGCCCTGCGCGTGTGCTCTGTAATACTCGGTCATGCCGACGGAGCGCACGGTGCAGTAGACCTCTTTCTCGGTGTATGTCGGGCTGTCGAACCAGCCATGGTTGCCCGGATTTTCTTTGATGAGATAAATGACGTCAGCTCGTAGCAACGAGATCACCCCAGTCTGTGTAACCGGTCGCGGTCTGCAGCTGCGCCTTCTGCTCGTCGTAGGACTCTTTCAGCTTTGCGTAGTCCGCGTCCGCGGAGGCGCCGAAGTGCAGCTTGATGTACGTGATGACGGCCGTCCGGCACAAGGCGTCGAGCTCCGTCGGCAAAATCACGCCGGCGACGCCCAGGTCCGCCTTCGCCGCGTTGATCAGGTCGGTGATCTGGTCGTTGTACGCGTCGGTCTTGAGCCGGAGCGCCATTTTCGCCTTTTCGAGCAGTGATAATTCAGCCATTTGTCTCTCTCCTCTTGATAAACTCCCGATAGAGCTCGTCCGTGAACAGATGCTCCGCGGGACAGTGTGTGTCCACCCACATCTCGAACCCGGCGCAGGCGGCGCGGATGCAGAAGTGTCTGTCCTCGCCCCAGAGCGCCTTTTTTATGTTCGGGATCGGTGTGTAGTCGATCGCCTCGACCACTTTCCGCTTGGCCAGTGTCAGAGCGCCGGTCATGCCGACCTGATAAAGCCCCGGCTCGTGCCATTCCGGCAGCATGCCGGCGGCCTGGTCGTACATCCAGGCGTTGCACCAGTAGGCGCCGCTCGGCGCCCTCGTCCAGAAGATCTCGCTGACTATGTCTTTATCTGCACTCAATAAAACGGACAGTGTTCGCGGATCCGGGACGAGGTCCGTGTCGATGCTCCACCAGTAGTCGTAGCCGCCCTCCAGCGCCCGCTGTATCGTCAGGTTCCGGAGCAGGTGCATCTTGTTGAGGTTCTCGTACGTCCATATATGGTCGTTGACGGCCTTCTCGTATTTGTCGCCGGTGTTTACGACGATATAGTCGCCACGGATCTCCGGGACGACAGCGGGGCAGTCGTTGACGACCCAGAAGCGGTCGACCGTCACGCCGTCCGGCACGATCAGCTCGTCCAGCGCCCGCTGATGCTCGCGGAATATGCCCACGTCCTGCTTCAGCGGTGCTGTAATCAAAACTTTAATGGACTTCATCAAGATACCTCGCGCAGTCGTCCGGCCAGATGATCAGGTGCCCCAAATGACCCAGGCGGACCGTCGGCTCGCACCAGATCTTATAGCCGAGAGCGGCTGCTCTTTTACAAAATGACAAGTCCTCACCGTAGCGGGGGAACGGTGTGAAACAGGTGCCATCCTTCATCTGGACGGCCCGGAGGATCTCCGTCTTTATCAGCACGCAGGCCATGCCGCAGCCGGCGACCTCGAAGGCGCTGATCGGATAGTCCTCCAGCTGCCACCGTTCCAGGTGGTCCAGGTCGATGTTCTTGAACACGCAGCTCATGAAAGGCTTCCGCCTGCCGTGCGCGATCCCGGTCACAAAGTCCTCACCGCAGAATTGGAGGTCGTCCACGATGTTTTCGGGGAACACCATATCGCTGTCCAGCCAGAGCACGTGCGTCCAGTCGCCGTTTATGGCCTTGCAGGCGAGCCTGTCCCGCGCCATGTAGACGAGGGTGCCTGATTCTATGGCGACGTCGTGCGAGATGCCCTGGAGCGTCAAGCGCCTTGTGAGGCGTAGCAGGCTCTCCATGAATACGACGGGGACGGTGTCCATCGTCGGGATCGCGATTAGCAGTTTCATTTTGTCGTAGCCTTTCGTGTACGTGTTTTCGGTTTTTCGGGCACTTCCTTCACTTCGAGCAGCTGCGCCGCATTGATAGCCAGAAGGAACTGCGCCTGGGCCGGGGAGACCTCGACGACCTCCCCGGCGTTGTAATTTATTCTTGCGGCCTTCGTCAGCAGCAGCTTCATCAGGTGGTAGCTGCAGCCGGCTTGGTGATGTTGACGAACTTGCCCGGGCCGGTCACGGCGTGGGCAGCGTACTCACGGCCGACGATCTTGATGAGATCGGCCTCGGCGAGAGACAGGTCGTCCCACTTGATGACGACGCCGTCACCTTCGGGGAAGTTGATGGTCTCACCGGAGAGGTCGCCGACGATCGCGTAGACAGCGTTGTCGCTGGCTGCGCTGTAGGCGGACAGCTCGGAGGTGTAGACCTTCTCCATCCCGTAGAACGGGTCGATCGCGAAGTTGGCGGCAGCCTGCGCTTCGATGAACGCGGCCTCGGTCAGCCTGTTAAGGATGACGACCGGGTTGCGGGCCTCGGGGCCGAGGTTGGCAGCGGCGGTCGCGATGGCGGTCACGCTGGGAGCGGCCGCGACCTTCGGTACGCCGACGTAGGTGGAGCCGTTGGTGGTGTTGGCGCCCTTGATGTCGTCGACTACGAGGTCGGACAGTTTCTTGGTGATCTGGTATGCGAGCTCCGAGTATACGAAGCGCACGAGATCCTCGGAAAGGATGCTCGCTTCATCCGAGATCGTGATGTACTTTTTCACCATTTTGGGCACCATGGTGACGATGCCGAGAGTCAGGCTCTCTTCGGTGATGGCGGTCGTGCCTTCGGTGTGAGCGTACGCACCGTCAGCGGAGCTCTCGAACGCGACCTTCAGGTTGCCGCGGACGTTGAGCCTGCGGCAGCGGCGGAGGATCTCGTCGTTTTCCCATGCGGTGTGGATAATGCTGTCGACGAACTCGGGGACAGGAACGGTGCCGGAGACGTTCTCGGTGAGAAGACTGCGGCACTCTCTGTCGTCGCCGGAGCGGAGGTAATCGGCGAACGCGTCGATGTATTCGGCGCTGTTGCGGATCTCGTTGTTGGTCATGATGGTTCTCTCCTCTGTTTCGATTGTTTTGGTGACTTCGCCCTCGCCAGCGGCGACGGCTGCGCGGAGCTCGGCCCTCTGGGCCTCGGCGGCCTTACGGGCCTCCAGCTCCTCGTTGATCCCGCGGACCTCGGCCTCGAGGGCGTCAAGATCGGCGTCCTCCGCCTCGACCTCGCTGCGGATCTCGGCCTTGCGGGCCTCCATCTCTTCGATGGTCATTTCGTTGATTTCCATGTTTTTCTCCTCTTACATGTCCAGCAGGATCTTTATCTGCTGGCGCTTTCGCTCCTCCGCCTGGATCCGGGCTCTTTCGCTCTCCAGCGAAGCCTTGGCGCTCTCCAGCGCTTCAGACAGTCCGCGGGCCTCCAGAGAGGTCTGCTCGTACGCCGGCCACGTCACGGCGCTCACCTCGAAGACCTTGTCGATCGCTCTGATCACGCGGGTCGGGTGCTCGCTCTTGGCGTTGAGCCAGTTATCCTCATCGACCGTGAACATAAACGACATACCGGAAATGTCGCCACGCTCGACGGCCGAGTATAGGCTTCTTGCGTCGCTGTTGTTCTCCGTGTCGAGATCCACGCGGATGTCCATCCCGTTCTCGTTCACGGACAGCTGCATCGTGCTGTTCTCGTTGTTGTTCCTGCTTCTGGCAAGCGGGATCATGTCAGTGTTGTGATTGATAAGGAAGCGCACGTCGCGAAGATCCGCGTTATCGAGCGCCGTCCGTTCGATTATCTCGGAGCACCAGCCGAGGTCAGACTCGGCGTCAAACACGATCGGCGTGCCGGCGAGATAGTGGCCGTGCTCTTCGTTCTGCTCGGCGCGGACTTCAAAGTTAAACGCCCTGATCTCTTTCTTCATCGCTTGTATCATCTCCTACGTTGTAATACTCGCCCCTGATCGGGAGCTGGTTGCCTATTTCATCCGGCAGCGGCGGCAGGTTCCAGATCTCACGGATCTCGTTCCTGGTCATCAGGCCGCGGTCGGCCATCTGGGCCGAGACGGCCAGCTTGTCGCTGTTGCTCATGTACTGGATCCGGTTCGACGTCGCCATGACGTACGAGCCCTGGCTCTGCTCGCGGTACGTGAAAAGCGTCTTGGTCATAACAGTGCTAAACTGGATGGCCCACGGCTCCACGCAGCCCTCGTAGAACGCCGCCCAGGCGTCGCCGTATGCCTTATTTGTGAGGATGTCCTCATTGACGCCGAAGTAGTCGTAGACGCTCTGCTTGATGGCTGCCATCTGCTCGGCTGCCACGACGAACGGTTTCGACTCTATCTGGTGCAGGTCGGTGTAGGTGTTCGGGAAGAGGAGCAGGCCGCCGCCCTGGGCGTCCTTGCTGAAGTTTTCCTCGGAGAACCTTTTCCGCTCGAGTGCCAGGTCGCTGGGCTTCGTGAACTGTGACACGCGGCCCCAGAAGCGGAAGCTCGCCGAGTTTTTCACGCCCTCCTCGATGCCCTGGTTCTGGATCTTTATGAGGTCCATGGTCGGGAGCAGTGCATGGTTGTTCTCGCCGAAGAGGTCGTCGCGGTACTGGAACTTGGTCATCACGCCGCAGTATTCGAGCTCAATGGCGGCGTGCTCGCCCCAGGAGAACTCGTAACGCAGGTACGGTACGTCGTTATACTGCACGACTTCGCACTTGCGCGGCAGCGGCGCGTAGATCCCGCTCGGCTCGCCGTACTGGTCGTACACCGGCACGATAAAGGCCGTGTTGTGGACGTCCAGGATCGTGGAGAGCCTGTACAGGAACTGGCTCCAGGTCTGGTACTCGTTCGGCCCGTGGGCCAGCTTGGTCTGCAGCGCCGGCTTGGCCGCGCCGTTGATCTTGACGTCGAGCTTCGATATATGCGTTGCTCTTGCGTTGATGGCGGCCCTGATCAGCTCGCTCTCGTAAATGGACCCGCCCCAGCGCGTAAAATGCGGCACGTAGCCGTCGAGCATCCGGAACTCGCCCCCGT